GCCTAGATGGCGATCCAGCGGGGATGCCGCCTATTCGATTACCAGGCGAAGCGGACCCAGATAGATCCCAGAGAATTGGTCTTTGCGCGGAACTGCTGAAAGATCGACGGCCCGGAAAGCATATTTCGGCGCTTTTTATCGATACAGCCTTTGGTGCTCCGATTGCGCAAAGCCTCAGGCATCTTGGATTTACCAATGTGTTCGAAGTGAACTCGGGAGCAACCAGTCCAGATCCATATTGCGCCAATGTACGGGCATTCATGTGGATGAAGGGTAAGGAATGGCTGTTACTTGGCGGCTTGCGCGATGATGATGAATTGGCTTCGCAATTGTCATTGCCTGGATTTCACATCAATAATTCCGGCAAGCTGGTCATTGAATCGAAGAAAAGCATTCAGGAGCGCGGCGAGGCGAGTCCTGACGACGCAGACTCGTTTCTGTTAACATTTGCCAGAAGCGTCGCGGCAGTGAAGTTTTCACCCGTAAATCAGAGCCGCCCGGCGAGGTTAAGCGCATGGTCGTAGAGTAAAATCGCAACATGAAGGAGCTATCAACAAATGAAGGAAATTGAAACTGGATTAACCGTCAAGGGAAATGCTGATTTCGGCAAAGCCCTTGTAGAAGCAGCCGTTCAGGCAAACAAGGATGCATTGCAGAAGCGAGTCGTCAGCACCATTGGCGATTTACTGAAGCAAGTTGAGCGAAACAAGCTGAATCTTGAACAGGCGCAGCAGCAGGTCGATCGATTGAATGGCATGGTCAAGGCACTAAAGACCGGACAATTCACGCTCAACCAGAATGGCCAGATCACATATAACAATGCCGAATACAATGGCCAAATGAATTGGATTTCGGCTTGTGCCCAATGCGGTTACGACAAGATTGTGATTGCAGAGCATCGCGGGGCACGCTAACGACATGTGGCCACGGCGGGGCGGGGCTGGATAGCTCCTCCCGCCTCGAAATTATCAGGAGAAATTATGGCAAAACTGAAAGCAGAAAGCCGCAATGCACTTCCGGCAAGCAAGTTCGCGCTTCCATCCGAACGAAAGTTCCCGCTCATCGATAAAAGCCATGCCGCGAACGCTAAAGCCCGGGCCACGCAAATGGTGAACAAGGGCAAACTGTCACCGGCCAGCGCGGCGAAGATTCGCAGCAAGGCTAACGCCATCTTGGGAGAATAGTTAAATGCAGACAGAAAATCCAAACCTTAAGCCGTCCTTCCCGGTTAGAGATTATTTTTCTGCGCCCACGCAAGATGCAGCAGTAGTCCAAATGCAAGGACAATCCAATATGCAGAACATAAATAATTCCCCATTCGGCCATCCGCGTTGCGAGTGTCATGATTGTGTGCAGGCACGATGGAAAATGAGCGGACAAAACACTCCATGGCAGTATCAGGGGCAATTGCAGACCGGATCGCAAAACCTAGAATCTTTGCGCACCAGCCAACCGCCTAATCCACTTAGCGTTAAAGGTGTAGACCTCGGCGGCTATACAAAATCACCAAATTCAGGAGAATGACATTGGAAAACAAAGAAGAAAAGATCACAAAGCTGCACCGGATGGAAATTGAGCCATCCGAAAACAAAGGCTTGACCATCACTCACATTATGCCCATGAAGCCAGCAAGCAAGTCTGGCGCCTTCATGGAGCGCGAGCCGGAAAAGAAATTCACCTTCGGCCCCGAACAGCACCAGGAAGCGTTGCAGCATATGCAGACGCATCTTGGCATGAAGACGGAAGAGCCGGCAGAGCATGAGGAAGAAGAAGAAGGCGGCGAGGAAGAGTAATCCTGGATGCAAACCCCCTCGGCACGCAAGAAGATCAATCAGGTGCTCTCAATGAACGGCATGGCCACCCTAGACCATGCCAAGGCGTTGCTGTCCCAGATCGCCTTTATCATCCGCAGCGATAGCGATTTCCGCAATCTGCTGCTGACGACAGAGCCACACCACCGGCAAGCTTGCTATGATGCTCTGAAATCGCGGCTTAATTTCCCGGTCAAGCCGCTGGATGTTTACATTGCAGAGGGCAAATCGGAAGCAGATCGCCTTAAGCTGCCCGAATACGACCCAGCGACGAATGAGATTGCCGAATCGGGCACTCAGCAGATGAAGGAAGCGGCCCAGCGTGCGATTCTGCGGGCGGTACGCGAGTCGGAAGCCAAAGGCGTGATGGAATTCATCTGCCAGCGTTGCACGTTCGCTGAGAGCTTCCCAGCCAAGCACCGCAAGCAGGCACGCGAGGATGCGGCTAAGGCGGGATGGTCGTTTGTCGAACGCAGTATCGTTTTAGATGCAAACCAGCCACCGAAGTACGATGCCCACTGCCCAACATGCACGCTGGCAGTGATGGCGAGATAGGAAAAATCCATGGACACCAGCAACAAATTCTTCGTGAAGTTCGAAGGCGCGTCACATCATGGCCGAGACATCATCACATTCGCAAGCCATGTGCCCAAGGTCATCAGCCCGGAAGATGCGCTGAATCTGGCGGCATGGTTGGTAAGGGAGGCAGCAAGAAGTGAAAACCCATGGGATGACTTTTGGCCATATGTCAGGAAAATAATTGGCATTCCATCGTTCAAGCAGACATGCGAGCGACCAACCATTGAGATTGCCGATAAGTTACCGTCCGATGTTCAGATGGGAACGGCGGGATACAGCGCTAGCGACATCGAAGCATATCCGACCACGTCTGATGTTCCAGACGGCGGCGCACAGAGCGGTGCCCCAGCGGAAGAGAAATCTGAAGCCGTAGAGCAGATTCAGGAACCGGCCCCGGAAACCATTCAGTAACAGCATTTTCATGCCATATACCCCTAGGGAAGTCAGATTTTTGCTAAGCAAGGGAACGCCGCTATCTGCTGAACAGAGAGACAAGATGGTTTCTGAATTAAAGGCCAATCCCAAGCTTGGCCACCAACGCAAAGGCTCTGCCGCCATGAAGCGCGGCCCCAAGAAGTAACCAACCCATTATTCAGTGCCAAAAAAACAATCGAAGGACCACACAGAACTTCTTGAGCGCCTAAGAAAGCGCTATACCTACGCCAAATCTGCATGGAAGGACATCTGGGAAGAAGGCGCAAAGGATATGCGCTATATCTCAGGCGATCCATGGGATGAGCGCGACAAGCAGCAGCGCAAGGACAACGGGCGGCCTGCAATGGCCCTGGCCAGTACTGCAATCAGGCCATCAATAACATTCGCCAGAACGAACCAGGCATCAAGATTGAGCCGGGCGGGAACCAAGCGACCAGCGCGACCGCAGAATTTCAGCAGGATCTCACGCGAACAATCGAATATCAGTCTAATGCCCAGCGCAATGCCTACATCCCAGCTTATGAGAATGCCCTGCAGCGCTCTTATGGGTTCTTTCGCATCTCTCGGCAATACGTTGTTGGGAAATTCCTTCAGGAAATCCGTATCAAGGGCATTGCTAATCCGGATACGGTAGTGTACGACCCGGATGTAATGGAGCCGGATTGGTCAGACGCCAATTATTGCTTCCTCGCTGTACCGTTGACGAAAGACGAATTCAAGCGCAAGTATCCCAAGGCTGAGAAGAAGGATTTCAGCACTGACGACCTCGCGGGGCAATCGGAATGGATTCGCGAAGACCACATCGTAGTGGCTGAATACTTCGAAGCGCAGGTAGAGCGCCGCACGTTGGTGCAATTGCATGGCGAAGAAGGTGTAGCGATCTACAAAGACGAGATCGAAGAGAAAATGGGCGTGACCTATGAGGAATTAGAAGAAAAAGGACTCATTCAGGACGAGCGCCATGAAGATACTCGCAAAATCTGCAAATACATCACCAACGGCCTTGAGATTTTAGAGGAAGCGGAGGAGCCGGGAACTTACATCCCCATTATTCCGGTCATCGGCAAGGAAATATGGCTGAATGAGGGCGGCAAGGCCAAGCGTATGATTATGTCGCTGGTGCGGCTGGCACGCGACCCCTACATGATGTATTGCTATCTCTGGACATTACTGGCAGAGGAAGCATCGCAGACGCCAAAAGCCTCATTTATTGGCTATAAAGGCCAGTTTGAGAGCGATGCCGATTCCTGGGCGACCTGTGCAAAGGTTCCGCATGCATTCCTGCAGGCTGACCCCGTTGTAGACCAAAGCAACAATCAAGTCTTGCCACTGCCGACGCGGGCACAATTCGCGCCAAACTTTCAGGAATATGTGGTCGCACTCGAAAGCTGCAAGCGTGCTATTCAGGCAGCGATGGGGATTCAGCCATTGCCTACCTCGGCCCAGCAGCAGAACCAAAAAAGCGGGATTGCTCTTGAGCGGATCGAGACACAAGAATCCATTGGCAGCTTCCATTTCACCGATAACCTGCACCGTTCTATGGAATTTGCAGGAAAAGTCATGGAGCAGTGGAAGAAGGTAGTCTATGACAGCGAGCGGGATATGCCACTGCGCAAAGCTGACGGCAGCAACTACATTGCCAAGTTGAATACACCAGAACCGTATCAGGACGAAAAGGGCGTCACGCATCATTATCCGGTGGACCTGGGAGATCATTCCATCACGGTAACGACTGGCCCATCGTTCCAATCGCAGCGGGAAGATGCTGCCGATTTCCTCGACTTACTGATGAAGTCACTACCAACTCTGCCAATTCCGCCCCAAGCCCAGGCGCAATTGCTTGCTCTCGGCATTCAGATGCGGCAGCTTGGCCCCATTGGCGACCAGATGGTACAGATCATCAAAGGCAATCCCAACGACCAAGCGGCACAGCAGGCAATGTCGCAATTGCAGCAAGCCGGCCAAACGATTCAGATGTTGCAGCAGGAATTGCAGAAATTGACGCTGGAGAAGCACGGCAAGGTGATCGAGGGCCAGACCAAAATCCAATTGCAGCAGATGCAGAATATGTTGGAAATCGCCAAGCTGGACAATGCGCGCACCATCGCGGAAATCAATACCAAGGCGCAAGACCGCATTGAGCGTGCCGAACAACTTGCCCAAGTGCAGCAGGAATTGCACAACTCAGCCCATGAGATTGCCATGCAGAAAGACCAGCAGGGGCATGAAGCG